GAAGAGCTTACGCCCTCTCACCTTCAACGGTTAGTTCCGTCGTATCATCCTATAAAGATGATTGCGATTGCGCTGCCTTAGAGGGGAGACCCCTAAAGCCTTAAGTGGTGGAACGATGAGTTTCATCGTGAGTTAATATAAAAGTGTTTAAAAGACCGAAGTTCTCGGCGGATCTAAATAATCCAATGGGAGCGAGGCTCAACATTCTTTGTATTGTCTCACAGTACTAAAAATACTAGCTTACTTAAGCTGGCTGCGGCTCTCTTCCCGTAATGGGGGGGGAAAACCGAAGTTTAGTGCAACTTAAACACCTTTTAACCTTGGATGGGACAGTATACCAGGCACTGATTATTGCAATCAGGTATGGAGTACATAACCCCTGTGCGAAGAAAACTTCGTCACCTATCTCGTTGAGCGTAGTACGACAACGATGACGTTAAGATGGAGCAAGATGGCAATCTAAGACCTCATAGCACGTTAGCTTCGCGAAGCGTCACTAGATGTGTCAGGAGATCAATGTCATCCATGCATGGAGCTAAGTGGAAAAGTATCAAAAAGATAATTATCCGAGAGCTACCATTCAAGAGTCCCAGCTTGTTGAAAGACAGGTGGGGGGCACCCAGGCCGTGAGGATTGGTCCTAAGTTGTGCAAACAATATGGATCCCAATACCGGAGGGCACACAGATTACAACTATGAAAACACAATTTATAAAACAGATATCTGCGTATAAAGTGTATTTAAAAAGCATTAATGCCATGGCCTCTGTAAAAGGAGGGTATTCCCTAGTCAGAATCGTAGTTTTACTGATTCCGGCTATCGGAATACGGTCCACTTGTGCTAAAGTAAAATGTATTATAGTGTTCTTAAGACACCTCTACCGATTGTTTAAACACAACGGTGCGAAGGGTGCTTGCCTTATACTTAAAGTATATGCAGTAACACTTCAGCAAAGTATAGGAGGTCACTTTGTGAAAGACCTTACGGAATTAAAATTCCGGGTGGCTCGAACTAACAGAGGGATTCCTAGGGTTATCCCAATCCAATTGCGACAAGCAATTCGGTCGGGGGACACCTTGGTTATCCGGTTCTATCTAAGTCTGTTTAATCTCTATCGAATGATAGAGTTTAAAGGAGATTTTCGATTGGCTTCGTTATCGAAAACAATCGTCTCTCCGGCAAAGGTAGGAATTGAGTTCATTAGCTTGAAGTTTGATCTTCTAGCTTTTGTTCCCCATTTCTACAATTTGCTCCGGACCCAAATAGGACTAAACTCTAAGAGTTTACGAAGAGAATTGATGAGTAATCATGAAAATGCAACTGCATTTCCATTATTAAAATCTTCTCCTTTCACTAAAGGGACTCACCACTTTGAGGACCTAACTAAGGCGGAACGGGAAGAAGCAATGGTTCGAGAACCAGTTGTTTCGACCCACCCCTTGGCGGTCCATGAAGCGGCTAACGCACTGGAAAATAACCAGGAGCTGCAGCCGGCAGTTCACTACTTTTTGGGCTTGTTACCTAATGGCCATGCCATCAGAGAGGCATTCAGACTATGCATCAAACTTCCTGGTAAAACAGGAGGGATCCAGGACTGAACTAAACCTACTCTCGGTAAGTTATCCTTGAAAGAGGAATCTGCTGGGAAAGTAAGAGTTTTCGCGATGGTCGATCCGTGGACACAATGGTTGTTAAAACCGTTGCATGACACGATCTTTGGTGATATTTTACCTGGAATTCTTCAAGACGGTACTCGGGACCAGTTGGCCCCGATACACCGGCTTTTAAAATTGCAGCCAAAAACATTATTTAGTTTAGATTTATCAGCCGCAACCGACAGATTACCTTTATGGCTACAAGTAGCTATTTTAGGTGAAATGTCGGGTACGGAGTATGCCCAGCAATGGGCAGACTTCCTGGTAAAGCGAGACTACGTATTGTCTTTGGAAAACCAAAATACCAATAGAATGGTGCGATATCCGTTGCGATACGCTGTTGGGCAACCTATGGGTGCCTTATCCTCATGGGCCATGCTAGCTTTAACTCATCACTTTATTGTGCAGTTCGCTGCATATAGAGCGGGTTTTAGAGGCTGGTTCGTAGAATACGGTATCCTGGGTGACGACATAGTCCTTGGTAGAACTGATGTTGCTAAACAGTACCTATTTATAATGCGAGTCCTTGGGGTAGGGATCGGGCTTCATAAAAGCCTAATCTCTGCCAACGGATCTGCTCTAGAATTTGCGAAGAAAACCTTCTATATGGGAACGGACGTAAGTCCTATTACTATTACGGAGCTTCAAGCAGCTTTTAACAGTCCCGCATCGGCGGTGGGGTTTATCAAGAAATATGGCTTAACTCTAGCTGCTTTTGTTAAAGCAGCCGGATACGGCTATAAAGTACTTGGTGGACTCCACAAACCGCTTGGGAAACTTAATTCTAAAATTAGATTATTGGTTCTTGCTTTAAACATTCCTACTACATCGGAGGAAGTAAAAGACTTCTTCTCGCTAGGGAAACCTAGATCTGGGAAAGCTCAGTTGGAGACTCAGAGTGTTATTAACATTCTGGTCGACAAAGAGTTACCTAAGATTAAGAGGGCACTTAACGGAATACGTTTAGGTGCTCACTCACTTGAAGGACATCAATTACATGCCAAAGATATGGGATTAGTCTTATTGCAAAGAGTTAGTCCGATAATCACTCTTAGTCCAGAGGATAAAGACTTGCTTGAGGATGCGGTGAAAACCGCTCACTCAATCCTAGTACAACCACGGACTCAGGTCCTCCTGGAAGGAACGGAAAACGAGGTAACTGTCCTGAACTCAGTCTGGCAGTTGGAGAAGATTATATCAAATCCAAATGTTCGACTGATAACTAAGGACGGAAGGGTTACACAAATAGGGTTATTTGAAGCCCTAGATGATGTAATCTCTGACCTTGAAGCTAGTCCTAACGATGTTAAGGATACTGGGGAGTTCATCGGGTTTGAATACTCGACAACTCACGCTCAGTACCTGAAGACGATTAGACGATTACTCCAAGCAGCCTACGCTAAACCTTGTGTTGAGTGTGTTAAAACACTTCAATACTTGGTTCAGGGTGGGCCTCACCAAAGAATTATGGTGGCGGCTTCCGACATCAGTAATTCCCTAGTTAAAATACAGTTAAGTAAGTGGGATATGCCTATGGACGAAATGTTCATGGCATTGCTCTGGATATCGCGAGATATCGAAGCACTTCCGCTTGCTTCTGTAAACTACACTAGAGTAATTGATACAGAACGAAGGTTTACCGACGGAACGCTTATCCGATTATGGAAAGCGTTGGCCGGGGTGGCTCAAGGCACACAACGAGTCGATGACTCTAAGAATACGACAAACCAAACCCAGGGAGAAATCCCCGAGTTTAAAGGTTGGTGGTAATGGGCACCAATGGTGCAACCTTAGAACCGATTCTTAAGGATAATATTTAAAGGGTTTGACACTTCTGATCCAACATCTACACTTGAAAGTGAGGGATGCGGATGAAATACCGCTACAACCAGCATAAGTAAGCTGTAGACTAGTAGATCACAAGAAACGGAAACCCGGAGGACCGACCTAACGGACGACCTCCAAATCCCTTATCCGAGGGAAGATGCTAATAAGGCTCTGCCCCCTAGTTGTTAAGGCTAGGAGATTGCGGCGCTCACACGAGTACGTCAATTTCGAAGAGAAGTTGGCTCTATTAATATATTTTATTTTGCACGTGGATCCAAAGTTGGACCAGGACTACTTTAAAACGTAAGAATGGAAATCCGACTAATCTGCTAATTGCGCACTTAAGCGTGG